CGCATCCACTAGCCCTGAGAACATGAACGCTAATCCGATGATTGCGTACGTATCTCTGAACTCGTGTTCGAATCTGTGCAGAGGACTCATCCAAGTATCCCTGGCGTCCCCGCAACAGTTGTTTGAGTCCTCCTCCTCCTAAGCCTCTCCCTGAACGCTTCGAGGAGAGATAGACCTGCCCCCGCATACGAATCCCTCTTTATTCTGTCAGCCAACTCATTGACGCATGCATCGAGTGCAACACTCTTTCCGCACCTTGACGCCAGAACCGTTATTGTCTGGCACAGCTGAGATACGTACCCCTCAAGCTCCTGATCCGACAGACTTCCATGAGCGTACTCATCAACCATACGCCTAAGTATACCCATCAATTCGACTAGTGCGCTCTCCACTCCGCAGTTCTTTAGTATGTCCTTAGCGTACTCATACGAAGTCATAGTGCTCATGATCCCACCTCTACATAACTATAACTCTTCCAGAACCCTCACTATCGCCTGCAGAATCAGGTCCTGAACCGTAATCCCCCTCGCTATAGCCTTCTGCCTCAGCTTCTTTGCTATTGGGGGAGGTATGACTACCTGAATCGGTGCCTCCATATCCTGGCTCTGATCCTGACTCACTCATTTCACCAGAAGTTGAGAACCTATTAGCGGATTTATATCCTTTAACCATCTTGACAACCTTCCTCAAAGCCTGGTACCTAGCCTTAAGAATGTCCCCTCTTACTCCAACAATCTGGAACTTGACCACCAGTATTACCCCATCCTCCGTAGGCTTCTCCATGTTAGCAGTAACCATCATAACCCCGTAGGATTCCGCACGACGTGCAAGACCCTGCGCAAAGTTCTCAGTCATATCCGCATACTTGCGTGCAAGCATGATAACAGCGCTCCTAACTCTCGGATCAGGTATCATGTTGAACGGCAAGTACCTCTCCCTCTCCCTCCTCTCCATCTCATCAGCCGCTCTAAGCAATTCCTCAATAATTCTCTCAGGCTTGGGGATATTGTCGGTCTCAGACATAGCTGATCTAGCAAAAACTACAGCACACCAGATTATAAACTTTACATTTGAAAGAATTAACAGCAGTTTATGCTAGATTACATTCAGATACAACAAAAAGCCTCTCATTCAAACTGTGAGTGGGTCAGATTTAAACAATTTCAGAGGAGTCTATTAATCGGAATCGAACCAGGTGTCGTGAATGCCCTACACAGTCCCACTTGGAGAGCAAATACAGAGGTTCAGCGCCAAGACAGCTCCTGACAGAGTAGGAACGAGATACGACGCATCTAAGTCAATAGCTATTGCGAGGTACATCGACAACCACGCTCCATTCGCTGTGCTTGTAGACCTAATTAAGGATATACTTGCATCAAGAGGTGTGCCAAGCGGCATGTACGGTATCTACATCGCCTTCGGCGAGCAATTACTCAAGAAAGCACAGAAGCATGTTTGTGGAACACTGGACAAAGTGGTTCTAGGACTCAAGCAGAAGTTCGTAGCCAAAGGCGCTGATCCAGAGATCCTAGACCTAATCGCAAAGCTAGTCCCGTAAATGGGGGGTGGGGTAGATGAAGCCCAGATCCTTCGCTGAAAGGCATGAAAAGTACACGACCAAGTACTCTGGAACCAACGTAACGACAGTACTGACAGCAATCAAGAGCTCTATGGATGCCAGATACGAGAACGCTGTAACAGTAACCAGACAAGCCGTTGAAACAGCGAGAGGGATACTAAGCGATGAAGGTGTGCCGACAGCCTACTGGGCTACGTACCTATCATTCGTGCAAGCAATAGCTAAGCTTTCATTCAGCTTCAGCGGTCTGACACTGCAAAAGGAGGTCAGCGCTCTGAAGGCGCAATGGGTCTACGAGAAGGGAGCCGACCCATCAATACTTGACAGACTCATACAGGCAATCATAGGCATAACCGTGCCCTACTAGCCGTAGCCTCAGAACTTAACCCAAAACCAATTAATTTTTTTAACTTTCCTGTTTTCTCACTTCTAATTTGATACGCATGCCTAGAACCGTAGGCATACTCACATCAGATAAAGGTGTCTCTCTCCAGAGGGTTGCTAAGGACGTTGGGAGAGCGATAAAGGCTGAGACAGGTGCAACGATATACGTATTCCTGGGGCACAACTACCAGATATTCGAGTTGCCAGACGACTCATCATTCATAGTAGTTATGACGTTTGAGCCCGCCTTAGCCCTATCATACTTCTTTATAGCATGGGAGCTACAGAATCGTTACGGAAGGATGGCTTTCTACACCACCATAGAGGGAAGGATAAACAGGATGCAGATTCCTCAGTGGGTGATCAGAGACCTATACTTCGTAGCCAACAGCAGGTACACGGCTGAAAGACTCAGGGAGGCAGGCGTCAAAATAATTGACACCATATATCACGGAGTTGACATAGAAGCAATCCAGAATGCAAAAACCAGGGCTCGACTGGCTAGGAGAAGGATAGGGGTAGGCGAAAACGACTTCATCATAGGGTACATAGCTGGATGCTACACACGAAAAGGGCACGACCTATTCGCAGAAGCCCTCAAAGCGCTCCACGATAAGGATCCATCAATTAAAGCCGTTATTCTGACGCAGAAGGAATGCGCACAGTACTACGAGCCCCTCGAAAACGCAATACCGCTGATAGACTTCGGAAGGCTAAGGGATGAGGATATCTGGAGCATTTATCACGCACTAGACCTCTACGTACAGGCAAGCCTATCAGAGGGATTCGGTCTTCCTGTACTAGAAGCATTGGCTGCTGGAAAGCTGGTTGTCCACCCCGATTACGATCCTCTGTCTGAGATAACTACCCCAGAGACTTCTGTCAGGGTTAACGTAACAGATGTTTCATTTAAGAGAGATGTGGGATCAATAGAGTTCGAGCTCCACTTCTACGATCCCGAGGAAATGGCTGACGCAATACTCTACGCAAGGGATCTGCTTACAAAGCAGAGGGATGAAATAGAGGCTAAATGCGTAGAGAGAGCAAAGGAGTTCGACTACCGCAGGGTTTATAAACAGTTTGTGAAGTATGTAGTATGAAATCGGTGGTAATATGTCCGTTCAGACCCAGAGCAATAACCAACCCCAAAACCAGACGCAACCCCAGATAGTGAGCGTACCAGCAAACGTTCCGCCTCCGTACGTAGCCCCTCCAACACCTCCGACAGCACCTACAATACAGATGACCCCAGAGCAACAGGAGTTCCTCAACGTTATCAACGACCTAATAGCTGGAGCACAGGAGCTATCATACGAGATGGCAACCCTAGACCCCGAAATAGTCCACAAAGTGCCAGAGATCAGAGACCTCCTAGAGGCTGGAAAGAGGGTAGTAGGAGCAGTAAAGAGGCTTCACAGACTTATAAGGGTAAGAACACCAAGGTAAACCAGTCCATGTCAAGCAGAAGAGAGGCAAAGGCTCAGAGAGTAGTCATATACCCAGTTGTTACCAAGATAGATGACTGCGACGTCTACATACTCGAAGTATCCACACATCGCTGGGTTGACGGAAAAACACATTACGTTGTCAGTTGCAAAGTTAAGTGCGGAAACAGAGAGTCTCCAGTATTCCCATTGGATGTAACGAGTGAAAGCGAGTTAATTGCCAAGCTCCGTGTGGAGATAGCCAAATTCAAACTGATGCGCCACGTTTTTGCCACTTAACCTTTTTCTCCGTGGAACCCCTCGGATAAAGCATATATACTCCACTACGTTAGATACTTTTTCTAGATGCATGTATGAGTGATCATCCAGAATTCGAGCGGTTGGAGTTTATCACTCTTGAGGACGTACAGTACTTTACCTATCTACTTGACTCAGTAGCCCCCTACCTGAACCAACTACCAGCGTTAAGCACAGGCATACAGACATCGGCAACTCTACAGATAACAACCCAGATACCTATTGCAACATACATCCCCATCGAGCAGATAAGACTCGAAGAGCTCGCATCAGCGATCCACGGAATAACAGATCCAATCGGTCAGTTAAAGTCTTGGTTCTACGACAGGTTGCAGGAGCTTTCATCATGGTTCGCAAACATAGTCAGGGGAATAGTTGACAACCTGTGGAACTCGTTCATCAGACCAATCCTAGATGCAATCTTATCTGGGATCAGCAGGATAGGGGACTTCATATCCAGGATACCAGGAACAGTAGTAGATGCACTTACCTGGATAGGAAACCAGATAAGGAGTGCGTGGGACTGGATAAACAACTACATAGTTAAACCCCTATCTGACTTCGCTTCTAGGCTAGGAGACTCCCTGAAGATCGCTCTGTCTACTATATCCGATTTCTTCACTAAGACTTTACCCGACTATCTATCGAAAATACCGTCAGCCATATCAGACATTGCTAAGTCTGCATGGGACTGGATACAGAAGAATCTGATATCACCGCTCTCAGATCTCGTTGGTAAGATAGCTGACGGAATAAGATCCGCATTATCAACGATATCGGGCTTCTTTACGAAGACGTTGCCAGACCTCATAGGCAAGATACCTGGTATGATATCTGACGTTGTGTCAAAGGTCTCGGACTTCGTTCAGAAAAACATTGTTGCCCCCCTAACAGACTTCGCATCTAGAATAGGAGACGCACTGAAGTCAGCATTCGGAACACTGACAGACCTCATATCGAAGATACCATCTATGATTGGAGACGCAATCGGAAAAGCCTGGGACTTCATACAGAAGAATATAATATCTCCGCTCGCTGATGCTGCAGGCAAAATAGGTGAATCACTTAGAGGCGCATTCTCAACCATTGCTGACGCATTGTCTAAGATTCCATCAATGATATCTGACATCGTTGGTAAGGTCTCAGACTTCATCCAGAGAAACGTAATATCTCCAATATCGGACTTCCTTGGTAGACTAAGCGAAGCTATGAAGAGCGCATTCGGCACCATATCAGACTTCATAGGAAGAATACCTGGAATGATAGGAGATGCAGTCTCCAAAGCTTGGGACTTCATCCAGAGAAACATAGTTTCTCCCATCTCGGACTTCGCATCGAAACTGGCTGACTCAATAAGGGCTGGTCTTACAACCATAGCGGACTTCATCGGCAGAATACCGAACATCATATCCGATGCGTCATCTAAAGCCTGGGACTTCGTTCAGAAAGCCATAATCTCACCTATGGGGGAGGCACTGTCTGGATTCATAAACGTAGTCAGATCTGGTCTAGACTCTGTTCTCACATTCTTCACGAAGACTTTCCCAGACCTGATAGGAAGAGCAGGTTCAACGATACAGGATTTGATAAAGTCTGCATGGGGATGGATACAGCAACACATAGTTGACCCCCTGACAAAGGCTTTCTCAGGCTTCGTAGACCTAGTTAAGAGCGGAATAGGATACGTATCGGACTTCCTAACCAAGACGCTACCATCAATTATATCTGATGTAGGTAAGACCCTATCCGAGCTCCCAAAGAAGGTGTGGGACTCCCTTGTTGTTGCAGGTCAAACGATATGGCAGTTCCTGACAAACCTAGGTAAGGCTGTAGCTGACGGGTTCACTAAGGTAGGAGAGATCCTTGAGACGGCTACAGGTTACCTGATGCGCCTAGGAGCAATGATCACAGGTTTCTTCAACCAGCTCGGAAACATCCTAGGCAATTTGCCGAACCTTCTTGCTCAAGGTCTCAGCAAGATAGGTGAATGGATATGGAACGCAATACCTCAGTGGCTCAAGGACTTCTTTACAGGTGTAGGAACATTCTTCACCAAGACCCTCCCAGAGTTCTTCACCAAGGCAATTCCCGAGTTCTTCACCAAGACTCTTCCCAAGTGGTTCTCAGACCTAGTAAACGGAATACTGTCTATACCGTCCAAGATATACGAGGGATTGCAGTTCCTCGGAAAGTGGATATGGGATCACATTCCAGAGCCTGTGAAAGACGCATTTGAGAGGATAAGGAAGTTCTTTGCTGAGGATCTCGTGAACTTCTTTACTAAGACATTGCCAGAATTCTTCACGAAAACATTGCCAAAATTCTTCCTTGAGGATGTGCCCAATTTCTTCACTAAGACAATCCCAGAATGGTTCGGCAAAGTATGGGATGCTATTAAGTCAATACCTGGAAAGATATATGAGGGTCTTCAGTTCCTCGGCAAGTGGATCTGGGATCATCTACCAGACTGGTTGAAAGACTTCTTTACAGCCGTAGGAAAGTTCTTTACGGAGACTCTGCCAACATTCATAACTAAGACAATTCCCGAATTCTTCACGAAGACGTTGCCCCAATGGTTCGGCAACCTCATAGAAGGGATAAAGTCCATTCCATCAAAGATCTACGAAGGTCTACAGCTAATTGGTAAATGGATCTGGGATCACCTGCCCGACCCGATAAAAGACTTCTTTGACAAGGCTAGGAAATTCTTAGCAGAAGATGTGCCGACATTCTTCACAAAGACTCTGCCAGACACGTTGGGTAAGATAAGGGATGCACTAGCCAACCTGCCAGCGGTACTGCAAAGCGTTGTTGACGCAATCAAGAGCTTCGCATCAACCGTGTCGGATTTCTTCACCAAAACAGTGCCAGAATTCTTCACCAAGACATTGCCAGAAACGCTGGGTAGGATAAGGGATGCACTGGTTGATCTGCCAAACACGATACGGAACGCATTGCAACAGATAGGGCAGTGGATATGGGAGAGACTCCCAGACTGGATGAAGACAGCAATAGAGAAGTGGAGGGAGTTTGCATCAAAGGTTCTAGACGCAATAACATCTTTCGCAAAGGATCCCTGGGGCTTCCTGCAGAAAAACGTAGCAGAGCCAATGCTCCAGGGACTGAAATGGTTAGGCGGTAAGATCCTCGAAGGTCTTAAATGGCTGTGGGACGGGATTGTCAGCGGTATCAGCTGGCTCGTGGAGAAGCTAAAGGAGTTCGGTCAGTTCCTGTTCAACGCATTGGTTGGAGCACTCAGAGCGATAGGAAATGCGCTTGCGTCAGCTGCATCGTTTGCAGCCGAAGTTGTCGTAGGCATAATGTCTGCGATAATCGGAGCCCTATCTGCTGCACACAGCCCCGCACCAATAGAGTCAGTAAGCTTCGCACTGGCGAACTCAATCAAGCCCCTAACGAGCGTCGTTGACAAGTCAAGCGATGCGATAGTAATCGAAGCCGTCAAGAGCTCGGTAATGAGCCCCTCGGCTGGCATCTACTGGGCTCTGAACCTTGCCGCTGTGTTCGCAGTCGGTCTTGTAACAGCTAAAGCGCTCATAAAGTCCATACCACGTGCAATAATCGAGAGGATAGAGGCACTCCTAAGCCCGTTCGATGTGGGAGCCAGATTCGTTATACCGATAGGTAAGTTCCTATCGAAGCTCGCAGATGAGCTCACAAAGATAATGCCAGACGTGGCTAGGTACATCATGATAGGTGCGCTGATATGGTGGGCTGAGCCAACCAGATCATTCACGAGGCACTACCTGACCAACTTCGTATCAGTTGAGCTACCACCGATAGACGCAACGGTTACAGCCCTCAGGCGTTCACTGCCATCAGCATCGG